CTGCTATCTGTGCTGTCATGCTGTCTGCTCTCCGGACTTAATGTTGATGGTTGTCACTTCCTCCGCTTCGGCAATCTCCCGTTCGGTCAGTGTGGCAAAGTTTGCAGCTGCCGTTGTCATGAATGCGCTAATCAGTTCGGGATGTGCTTTCGCATATCCTTCCCCGGCGTTGCGGTCGATGATTTTTATCGACACCCTTAACCAGTGTTCCGTCAAATCAAGAGCGTGCGATTGTGTTTTTTTTGTGTGCTTCGCTGTCATAGGCTTTATCTCACAGCAATAAATTAAAATTTTTGTATTTTAACTCTTCATCTGTTCACCTTTTTATATTTTCCCTTTCAATTCAAAATGTTAAGTGGTGAACAGTTTCACAAAAACTATTCACCGACTGTTCACCACTGTTCACCCTTAAAGATCGATAAATAATCAAAAAGGTGAACAGTGAATAGTTTAGTGAACAGTTCATAAATAACTGTTCACCCTATAATATACTGATATAAAAGATATTTATGACAGGGTGAACAGTGGTGAACAGTTATTCCATAAGTTTAATTTTTGCTATCGTCATTAGTGACCGATACACATGATGGCATCCAGTCTTCTGATTCCTCCGTCAGGGTCACGTTTGAACGCAAACCGTGCTTCGTTTTCCGTTTCATATACTCCCTGCCATATTCCGCCATTGCCCCCGGCATATCTTTACCGAAGCGCGTCAGTGTTACAGGTTTACCAAACCCATGTGCCCTCATATAAGCCAGATAGGCATGATAGAGATACCTGCGTGGGCTGAATGGCACAATTTCAGCATTACCCACTAACAGGCCATCACACATTACCGATGCCATGAGATAGCCGCAGAAGTCCACCAGCGAATCCCCCTCTCGCTTTATCGCCAGTGCTTCTTCAGATTTCTGCTGCTCATATAACAGGCGTCTGGCTTCGTCCTGATCAGCAAATCGTGTAAGCAGATGACGAATCACTACCGCCAACTCACCTTCTATTTTTTCCGCCAGCATCGAATCGCGTTCGTTCTCCGGTACAACTTCCGAAAAATTGAATATCACCCGACGACGTGAGATCCCCCCGCTGCGATCACTGAATGACATGGCGTTATTGTTAACCGCCAGCACTACTGCCGGAATACGCGTTGAATAGGGGGCTTTGTGTTTCGGGTCAATTGCCACCTTGTCACCGCCTGTAATGGCCTTAATCCCTGCCCCATCACCAGCGTAGCGGGTCATATCCGGCATGATAATCAGCGAAAAGCCAACCACTAACGCGCGTTCCCTTGCGTCTTCCAGCGCCTTCATGCTTGCTGATACTGTATTAGCCTTACCCGCCAGCATGGTGCAAATCTCCGCCATCACGCTTTTACCGCTTCCCCCCGGCCCTGTTACCTCAATGAATAACTGCCAGTCGTACCGGTTCGCCAGCACCATGAATAATGCCGCCAGTACACGATCTGCCTTGCGGTCATTCTCAGCCACCGAACGGCGCAACCACTTCCAGAAATTCGGCGCATGTGTTGCCAGCGTTTCCCCCTCTGCTGGTGGGCTGAACGGTAATTCACTGGCAATTAACAACCAGTCATTTTTGTTATGCTTCCGAAAATTACCTGTCCGGGTATCAAATACCCCGTTACTGAATCCAATCAGGTTACGGGCTGTATTCCCCATCACAGGCAAGCTTAACTTCATGGTATCGACCGCCGATTTAATGGCGTTCTGCGAATAGCTGATCTCCGCATCAATGAAAATCTGCGCCATAGCACGCTGTAACTCTTTATCCTGTACTGGCTCCCATACAACGCCGTTGTAATGGTGAACAGTGTCAGAGTCGGCATGAATCGCCAGTTCACCGCCATAACGTGCCAGGAGGACTTCACCGCGTTGACTTGCTCCCATCTGGTTAAGCGCCAGTGATGAAGCCTTATCGTCTTTTATCCGCTCTTTTTTCTTTACAGGCAGTTCAACTACTTTTTTACTTTCTGCTAATTCCCTGCTGCTCATAACCAGACTTTCTCCGCGTTCATATTCAGCTTTCAGCCCGGCAAGGCGCGGCGACCAGTCCTCCGGCGATTCCTTATCTGCAAAGCTCCGCCAACAACGTGCATTTTGCACACCAGCAACTGCAAGTAAGGTGGCGATCTGCGTAAGACTGCGCTCTGTGATATGGCCTGCGCAATAAATGCGTACACATTCACGACCATCATCAATGATCCGGTAGTCGGTGATGTTTTTCAGTTGCTCATCAGCCAGCACAACAGGCGGCACGTTGTCGGCAGCAATATGTTTACCTGCCCACTCCTGCCACTCTTTCGCATGGCTCCACGCATCACTACCCGCAAAGATGATTACCTCTGTCAGTCTGTCGCGTGGCTGTTTTTTTAAGTTCGGTGCAAGCTTCATTTTTTGCCCCTGAATGCGTTAATCATGCTTTTCATTTTCTGGATATTTCCCCGCACTTTTTCCCTGCTGGTGGGTTTACTGCGGGGCGCAGCATGTACCAGGGAAAAATCACGCCGGAATTGATAAACAGGCATCACGCAATCATATTCGTAACCTTCACGGCGGTAGGTGATGCGCCGTTCTGCCACGCCTTTAATCGTTACCGTACCGCCGTAGTTATCACGGAAAATATCGCCGGGGCGGATTTCAGGCCGAGAGAAGTCACTGGCAGTAAAGCCAGAATTTTTCTTTTTCATGGTTTTTATTTTCCTGTCAGTGATTCAAGTTTTATTCCGGCACGAATACAGGCCTCAGAAAAAAAAGCCAGAGAACCAACAACCTCATTATTTCTAAGGCGGCATTGTGATTTCACTTTCCCTTTATCGAGAAATATCAAAACGCGTCCCGTATAATCTGACGGCACATTAAGAACTACAGGTAAGTGCGCTTCATAATTGTGCATGCTGCGCCCCCTGACGAATACAGGCAGTGAATACCATCACGCAGCCAACCGTGGATTGCTGGCGGACTTCCTGTTCGCTGGTGGCCTCGATGTGAATCACGCGCGGTTGTGCGGTGCTCAGGGCGATAAAACGCCAGATGTATTTATTCAGGTTGTGCGAGTCCCGCCCTTGCGGGTGTGTGGTATGATTTAACATAGCTACCTCGATACTGTTGCTATCGTTGGTGGTTAGACGCCCTGCATGTGTTCCAGCACTGCGGGGCGTTGCGTTATTAAATGCACACGTGTTAAGGTGTACACCTATCGAATGAAAACATAACGCTATAGGTGTACACATGTCAACAATAATTAAACGCGATAAAAAACCCAAAGGGACAGGAAAGGCTCCCCCTTTCCATATGCGTATAGCTCCAGAACTGAAAGAACAGTTTGATAGCGAGGCTAATAATGATGGTGTAAGCCTTGCTAACTGGCTTAAAGAGTTAGGGCGCTCCGAACTAAAGCGGCGCGGTATCGAACCTAAGGGGTGAATTACTACTTCTATGATAGGATATATTAACAATGAAGAGATTTAGAACAATATTACTGAAAATACTCGGTGCAAAAACATCCATTGCCATATTATGTGTTTTTTGTGGAGCAAGCTTTTTGTTCGGCCAATATCTTAATGATATGAATCTATTCGCCAGCTCAGGTGCAATTATTTCAGTTTTTGGATTGTTGTATACAATCAAGTTCACAACTTTAAAAAAATTATCTAATCGCGAAGCTGAAATTAATTCACGCAGTGGCGTAACTGGCCCGCCATTGTCTGCGGAAGAATCACAAAAGATACGAGAAGAAAACTTAGCTAAAGCTCGAGTTGAGGTCAGAGAGGAAATAAAAGCTGAAGTACTCGGGGTTGGACTAACTGTTTTTGGCACCATTATATGGGCATATGGCGGATACATAAAAATTATTCCATCCCTCGTAATGTGGATAAGACATTCATTGTTGATGCAATAGAGAAAAATATAAAAATAAAACTGGCGACCACCTCGGTCGCCTTTACTTTTATCTAAAGTCCAATTGATAAAATAAAGAACTGCAGCATCTATTCCTGCAAAACTTCATGCTTTCAGGACGGCTGCTCATATGTCATTTTTTAGCAGAAGATTTTGCCTTGCTGGTGGGGAGCTTCCCGGTTAACACGATGTATCGTATAATCAGCAATGCGCGTGGTTACTGAATACGCTCACCAAAGTAAAACTCAGGCTGATATTCACGTATCAGCCTTTTTTCTTCTTCCTCCAGCTCACGCTTTTTGCGCTTACATGCCTGTAGCTCCCTCCCCTTCTCGCTGGCACTTATTTGATATTGCTCTTTACGGCGGGAAAAATCCTGTAATGCCCCCCACGGGATACCATAAGCCCCCGTTTTTCTGATACCTGGTATCACATTCCTGAATACCCAGTTACTGAAACGATGGGCGAACGTGCCAGGAGTAACAGCTTTGCGACTTCTGGCGATCAGCTTGTAAAAACCAGATTCAGAAACGACGCTATGATTTGGATTTCCGCGAATACCGTAGCTTAAAGCGACGGTATTCTTCTCATCCACATCCAGAGCTTTTAGAGCATCGCGTGAGTTGCTTATTTCCAGAGCTTCACAAACATCCTTTGCAATAAACCACGGATCGCCGTTCAGATACACCACACGAACATCCACGCCATCAAAGCGCAGAACGACAAGATCACGAATATCGCAGAATTTTTTTACTGAACGAGCGTACCCCTTGCCCGTCACGGCAATATTTTTATTCATCGTTTTTTACCTCACATACAAAAAACCCCGCATTGCGTGCGGGGTATGAAAGATATTATTAGTGGGGATTGGCCTGTTCTCGTTGTTTATCTAACCATGCCTCTACATCTCTACGGTGCCAGGTATGCCGCCGCCCAATTCTGAACGGTTGAGGAAAACCATTATTTTCATCTTTCCAGAAATTGATGAATGCGCTCATTGCCCCATAGCGCAAAATTTTCATTACGTCTTTAGTAAATAAAATATCTTCATTGGTATTCATTTGCTGAACTCCTCAACCATTTACTATTCTCAAACCTTTCTTACCACCGGATCTATTAATTACCCCTTTTCTCGCCTCATCAAAAAAATCTCCTACCCATTGCATCATAATTTTGCGTTGTTCTAAATAAGTAGTTCTATTATAAATATCTCTTATTTTATCACCACTTTTATGTGCTAATGCAGCCTCAATAACATCAGGGTTAAAACCCTCCTCATTTAAAAGCGTACTCCACATCGAACGAAAACCGTGTAACGTTACAATCCCTTTGAACTTGCTGGCAGCAATTGGGGTATTGATAGTATTCTTTCCCATAGGAGCATCTTTTGTTCTGGAGGAAAAAAATATATAACGCCCTCTTTTTATTTCCTGCATTGTTCTTAGGATTCTAATAGCCTGTGATGAGAGAGGCACAACATGTTCACGATGGCATTTCATTTTATGCGCGGGGATAATCCACAAGCCAGAATCAAAATCAATCTCGGACCACTCTGCTTTAATCGCCTCACCTGGCCTGACCATTGTCAATATCTGGAATAAAAGTGCATTGTGAGCTATTTGATACTTATGAGGCACACTATCCCACCAACTCAGAAATTCAGGCAATCTTTCAACAGGTAGTGCAGCTAATGATTTATTTTTCTTTCCTGTGAATGCAGTTTTTATCTTAAGTAATGGATTCGTTTTCAATGCTCCACAATTTACAGCGTAATTCATAATTTCATTTAATCTTGATATTAATTTTTTTTGCAACGCATTCTTATCGGATACGGCATCCAGAGCATTAATAGCTACTGGCGCTGTAATTTTCTCTATGCTGTACTTACCAAAGAAAGGAACAAGATATTTGTATACTTCATATTCGATATTATACAGCGTAGGTTTCCGCAATTCCGATCCCTTTTTAAAAGCGATCCATGCATTAGCAACAGCTTCAAATGTTTGTAGATTTTTTAGTGACATCTCAATTTTACGATTTTTCTTCTCTGTCACTGGATCAACTCCACGTGCAATCATTCGCCGAAGTTCATCACGTACTTCCCGTACTTCCGCGAGTGAGAATTCAGGAAAACGCCCTATCGTGTATGTCTGCCGTTTCTTCGTTATCGGATGGCTATAACGGAAACGCCACACTTTCCCACCAGCTTTACTCACATTCAGCAATAAACCGAACCCATCATAAACGGCATAGTCCTTTTCACGTGGTTTCATTCCCTTAACTTCAGTCACAGTTAATGGCTTTACCGGCATCTATCGCCCTCATTTTTTAGTCCGTCATGTAGTCCTTTCAAGTCGATAACAAGCGATAAACTAACTCATTATCAAGTAAAGAGAGGAAACACAAAAAATCACAACTCATTGAAAAGACTACAAAACGACACCAGAACATAAAAACAGGTAAGAAATGTACCCTACATCCAGAATGACGCAATACGTGAACGCCGGGGATCACCATAACGACTGCCATCTGCATTGATGGATTCACCATCCCGTAACCAGACCCCACGTCCGTTCAGCTCGCGTTTTTGTTCAGGCAAAATCCGTCCTGAACAGGAAGGACACTGAATATAAGCCGCCTCACTTGCCAGCACAGGATCGGCAATATCACGGAAACCAGCAACCACATCGCCGCAGGGCTGAAAATACTCACCACAGTGTGGACAGGGCCAGTACCAGCGACGGCGATCGCCACGGTTATAGAGCGACAGGATCCCCGTGGTTGGTGGAGCCTCATGCGGTGAAGTCCGTCGCCATTTCACATCCTTCACATCCCTGCCGGGGGAACTCTCCACAAGCGTCATACCACTGGACATAAATGTGGTGGTACGTTTTGAGGCAAGAGAGAAGGCATCCCCCTCACCATCAATATCTTCCGGAAAACGGTCATAATCCGTCAGCGCCACGCATTTATAATCTGATGAAGACATGATATTGACTGACGGCCAGCCGATTTTCAGGTAGTTGCCAGCAAGGAATGTTCTGTCATAAACGTTGTTGTCATTTTTGTTCGGACTCAGGCGACTGACCACTTCCGGGCTGACGCGAAACGTTCTGGCGAGTCGTTTTTTGGAGTGTTCGCGGGCTTTTTCCTCCGTCATCTGAATGATCAGCATATCAGCAGGATCGCAAATCACGTTGTAAATCACCCAGCCGTCAATCAGGCCGATAGTCTTGCCGGTTCGTGCCGGGCCAACAAATATCACTGCGTCGTATTCACGCGAGGCCAGGCAGTTCATAGGCTCAATAACATACGGTGCCACCAGCG